TCGTTCTTTATACCAATGGTCAAAGTAAGTTGATTTACGTTTTGCTGTTTCAAAAACTGCTACAGTTATAACTATTCCAAATATAAGAACAGTATGTATGATGGCAGTAAATCCAAATATCCACATGCCACCAAACCACATTGAAAATATAATACACCACATGTATGCTAATACTTGCATAACCATGTGTCTAACATGTAAGTCTTGTATGTTACTTAATGGATTGCGTTCATAATTCATAACGACATTCCAACAATCATATATAAATTTACTCATAATTAATATCCCATCTATAAAATATGTGGTCATCAATTCGTGTAATATATGTTTTAGTTTCTGCCCAACTTGGATTAACATAGTGAGCATGATAGTGTGTTGCACCCTCTACAAAGTCATCAAGATTACCATAATACACACCATGTGCAACTAACATAGCTTTATCCCATGCATGTTCATCTCTAGGTTTATCACTTTTACCATCACAATACCAACTGAATTGACATTTATTTCTAATCGGTATATCAGGATTCCATTTATATGTCAAGCCTTGTTTTACAACATCACACACATTGTCAGGATATCTTTCATCTCTAACCCTATTCATGGTTACTTGTGCTACTGCTATCTGTCCTATCAAAGATTGGTTTTTAGATTCGTGATAGACATTGAGTGCTAGGCACGTTAACATTTCAGCTATCATTGTCTTGCACCTCTACGGATACTTCTAGATTCCAACTCCAACTCATTAAGTTATCATCATCTATATAACCTAATTCATTTAATGCATCATACACTATATCTGATATAGTTTCTGCATCTCGTTTGCCTATGTTATCATGTATCTTTTGTACATCTACATCTATAAATTTTGTTTTCATACTCATATTACTTCTCCTCTTCATCTTCTAGTTGTTCGTTGTATAAGTAAAGACCAAAGTCATAGCCTTGTTTGTAGGCATCAGATACTCTACTACTATTGAAAGTTTTTTTAACACCCTCTAGCAAACCATCTGCAACACCATCTTTAAAATCTTGTAGATTTATTACTGTATCATTCATTTACTTCTCCTCTATGTAAACTCGTAAGTGTGTTGATTCGTCAATGCTCTGTCCATAAGATGTCAAGCCTTTGCCTTTTAGTTCTTCTTTAATGTGTTGACCTCTGACTCGCATCTTATACTTGTTAGTGTTGAGATATTTCTTTACGTTGTCTACAAACTCTTGACCTTCACTATCGTTAGGTACTTCAGAAAAATCATATTTAGGATATGCTTTTATAGGTATCAGTTCCTCTATACGTTCTTTAAGATAACCATTCTTTTCTCTTAATCGTGATACCTCTTGCTCTAGTTTAAGTATCTGATTAGTCTGTGATACAGAGTGTTGCAATCCTACATCATAATCTAAATCGCCTGTTAGATATACTTCGTCATAATCTGCATCATAGGATTGGTCAACATTGAGTATGTCCTCAATGCAAGTAGATGTATATAATTTGACACTACGATTTTTATTAAACTGTTTTAGTTTCTTAATTAATTTTTTTATTTTCATTTTCTTGCTCCTCAATTAATCTACGTTGTTCAGTTCTTATTGAATGACAATTAGCACATACTAATTCACATTTGTCAATCTCTTTTTTTACTGTTTCTATTGCATGATTACTCATTCTAGAAATATTGTTTTTCTTTTCACCTTTTTCTTTGATGTGGTCAAAATGTAAAGCTACAGGTGGCATATCTCCTTGCCATCTACATGGTTCAGTTAAAGTTCCACCACAACCATGCTCTTTAAACATTTGTAATTTAATATCTCTTTTGTATTCTCTATTACGTTTTCTACACTTTCGTTTACATTCTTTATTCTTTTCATTATCTGCATAAGGCATAATAATCATCTCCTAGTATATCTCTTTCTAGTGTTTCGCATTCTAGGCTTTGATAATCGTCATCACACATTCGACTTTTCCCATCACATATAGGGCAAATGTATATACCACCATCATCAAACATTTTTTCTGCTTTTCTAACTTTATCAGCTAATTTCTGCACATAGTCAAGTTTTATATTATTTGTCATGATATAATCCATCTAGTAGGTAGTGATAATGTATTTCATTTATGAGTAGATGTAAGTCATTTTCATTCGCTTGGTATTGTATGCCTATACCACCTTTTTCTCGCCATCTCTTGATGTTTTCAGGCTTGTCATCTATAAGAATGTTTGATGTATTATATGTAACATTATCTTCGTTTGTTGGAGTAGTAGCATATTTTTCTTTTCTACCTGTAAAGATACTTTCTGTAGGTTTATAGTTATGTTTGGTTAGCCAATGTCGTTTCCAAAAGGATGAGTTTTGATGGTCATCTCTTAATGGTGAAGAAAGTATATTCCAATCTCCATATGTTAGTCTATCGACATATTCTATGAGTTTGTCTGATGTTTCAAACTTTGGTATGTTTCCAAAGAAGTCAGTACCTTTTAAGTCTTTGAGTGTTTGCTCTATGTTTGGTAAGTCTTTCCAATGTTCTACTTTGTAGTGTTTTTCTAATGCTCCAAAGAAGTCAGCTATAACTCCATCCATATCTAGGTATATCTTTGGTTTTATGTAGTTTTTTGTCATATTGTTTAACCTTTCTTTTGTTTGTTTTTATTATAATTACTACACTATTTAACTATTGTCAAGTGTTATTTTAACTTTTCATGTGCATTATTTTTAATGCTTGTTTTATTCCCCTATCATTTCTAACAACAACTTGAAAATGTTTTTTTGTAGTTTTACTTGGTCTAATTGTCCTCACTTTTAGAGTTCCGTATTTGTAAACTATTTTCTTTGACATTTTTCTGTCGCTCTTTCTTTTTATTATATTTCTTTTTGTTAGGTTTAACCCTATTCCTAAAGAGTGTAGCATTTAAAACTTTAGCAATAGGGTTAATTTTCATGGTTAAGCTACTAACTTTTGGAATAGCTTACTCTTGAATGGAACGTACCAAGTGTTTGATACTCTAGGCTTACCTTTTCTATTGTAAGCATGGAAAGAGGAAAACCTAGAACCAAAGTTAAACCTAACTAATGGCTCACCACTAATGCCACCATAACCTTTGCGAATAAACCAACCTTTTTCTTTTATTTTGTTGGCATCACCTTGATAACGAAATGGCTTGTAGCCTTTGTGAAATAGAGATAGAAATTTGAAAACAACTAAAGTCAAAACTATTTTGATTGGTGTCAATCCACCTCTTAACTCTAAACCTTTTTCAGTAGGAATAAAACCATTGTTTTCTTCTATCTTATCAAAATTAAATATAATCATATTAAATCTCCATTAGTTAATTGTTGGTAACTAGGTAAGTTCATAACTTAATTGTTAGACACTTTTCGTCAATGTAACCACATTGCTTATCGTTGCACCTAGTTATATATATTTTGTATCATACTTTTAAAACATTGTCAACTACTATTTTTTTAATCAATAAAATCAATGGGTTAGTGTCCGTCAGTATCAGTCTTCGTCATACATTTTTTTGTTCCTGTTTCGTTCTCTTGGGTAAGTGTGACATTTTTGCAACAGTATCAGTCTTCGTCAGTATCCGTCCTCGTCTGACCGTATGTTCACGTTTTGTTCTTTGCCTTATTCTGTTCACGTTTTGTTCTTTTCATAAATAAAAAAAAGCTATCAAATAAATGATAGCTTATAAAGTTTAAGGATTTAAAAAGTTTAATTATTTTGAATTAATGTAGCTATTGTATTTCTTAATTCAATTAAATTAACTAATTCATTTTTATTAATTTCTAATTTCATTAATTCACTATTTTCTAAATTAGTTATTTCTTTATTTAAAGAATAAAATATTAATTTAGCTTTATATTCATTTAGTTTTAAATTTAAATCTTTCATTTTATTTAATCCTTTATAAGTTAATTACAAATTTGTTATTATTTAAATCTTTATTATTGCCTTTATAACGCAAACCAACAATAACATTTTTATCATCTAAAAATCTTAAATCATGTAAATCGCCATCTATTACTTTTTTATTGTCATAATATTTAGGCAATTTGTCATTACGTTTTACATTAAAAACATATGCTTTATTATTAGATATATTTTTTATAACATCTTTATTCAATTCATTTCTAGAAATAGTTAAATGATAATTGCCCATATGTTTTATATTTCTATTTAATATTTTAGTATAATCATAAAATTGAATATCATTAAACATATTTAAAATATCTTTATTAATCTTTTCGTGTTTAATATCTGATAAAACATTTAATCTAATACATAATTTTACGTTATCTAATTTATTAACTTTATTTTTATGTAAATTAATTTCTTGAATTAATCTATTTTTAAATTGAGTTCTATATTCAAAATATAAAATAGTTCTTATTATTCTAGCTTTTAATACCATATGAATATTATTTTTATTAAGCATATGTTTTGCCCCATGTCCTGTAAAATTTAAACATGACATGCCACATTCTATACTTGCATTGGGGCAAGTGTTAAATCCTGATATATAAGATGGGGCAAGTTGTAATCCAATATTATAATATTCATATTTATTGCCCTTTTCTAATTTTGCATTTTTAGTCAATAGCTTGGGCAATTTGCCCCATATTAAAAAACCTTGTTTATTTGTAGCATTTTTAATTTGTTCATATGCCAATTTTCTATGGTATAAAATAAAGCTATCATTATTAAAATGATTTTTTAAATAATTGTTTGCGTGTTTCTGATCTTCTAAATATTGCTTATTCATTTTTATAAATCCTTTTCTATTTTTTAACTAGTTTTAATTTACTTTTCATTAAACTTTTAAATGCATTATCTAATAAAACATCTAAATCTTTTTTATGAATTAATATTTTACCATGTTTAATGTCTTTATCTATTGCCATTATAAATTCATGTTTATTACTATGATTAATTTTATAATTTTTATTGTATACACTATAATTCATTTTATTAAATCCTTTTCTAGTTTATTGTTAAATTCATTTATTAATATTTCATTTTCTATATTATCTAATTCAATTAAATTGTCAATGCCATTTAATATATTATTTTCTTCACTAGGTTTATTAAATATTTCTATTAAATGATTTACGTTTTTAATAGGTTTATTATTATATTTTATTTCTTTATTGTTATATGTTAAATTCATTTTTATAAATCCTTTTCTAATCTATTTTTTAAATTATCTATTAGTTTATTTAAATATTCATTTACTAAACTAAACTTATATTTTGCTATCTTTTCAAATTCTTCAACTTCATAATCATATGAAATTTTTAAATAACTGCATTGTACTTTAAAACTATTATTATAATAATCTGATAAAGACAAACTTTTATTAAACATTTTATCAAAATTCTTTTCATTAAAATAGATTTTAAATATATCTTCAAATTCTTTTTGAATGTAATTAAAATTATCATTTACTTTTTTAAATTGTTCTATTTCATATTTATAATTCATTTTATTAAATCCTTTTATTTTTTATCTAAATTAGTTATTGTTTGTAAAATTACAATTACTGAAAATAAAATAAATATTGTTGCTGTTGTTGCGATTAACTTTTCATTTAATGTCATTAAATTAATTGTTGTTGTATTACATAATCTAAATAAATTAAAACCTGTTATTAAATAAATTGTTGCTATTGTTAATTTTAAATATGCCATTTTTATAAATCCTTTTCTAAATTGTTAATTGTTGTTGTTAAACTTAAATAATAATATAATATATCTAATTCTTTTTTAATACCATTATTAGATAAATAATTATAATCTATTTTCTTTTTTAATTCATTTACAGTTTCAATTAAACTGTTTTCATTTAATTCTATTAACTTTTTTAAACTATCATTAATTCTTAATAATCTTTCATTTTCTATTATTAATTCTTTTTTACTTAATTTATTTTCTATTACTAACATTATATTAAATCCTTTTCTATGTTTAAAATTAAAATTCAAAATCAATAAATACTTTTTTACTAGGTTTAACAAATCTTTCACTATTCATGTCATGCCATTTAGAAATAGAATATTCATTATAACCTTTTAAATAATGATTAATATAATAAACTGTATTGCTATTTTCATTTAATTTGAAATATTTAATATTAAGTTTATTTATATTTCTTATTTCAGTATATTGATTATTCATTTTATTAAATCCTTAATTTGTTAATTTTATAATTATAAATTACTATGTATAAAAAACATTGTCAACAAGTTTTTTTATATGGTTATAGTTTTTTTATGTAAATAAATATAGATATATATTTCATACATAATCTTTTACTCTATAAACATTTTTATATTAACCTAGTTTAATGAATACATATTAATCTATTTACTGTTATGATAACAGTTTATATAATTCTTTTAATCCTTATTATACAACAAATAATCTTAAAAATGTTACAAACTGTATGAGAAGAACAAACCATGAACAAATTCTGACCGAAGTGTTGCAAAAATGTCACACTTTATTTTGCCTACACGCCACAGCCACTAGGGGGGTATACGTATACGTGTATGGACTATGCAACAGATGGGATAATAGGGTGGTAACCACAGGTATGAACAGTTAAATGCTTAAAAACAGTGACATATATACAACACTAGTAATATATTTTTATTAGGGGGTTGACAAGGCACATAAAACCGGGTATAATTACATATATTAACCATTTAGATGTTACACTTAAATATATAATAACACTTAAATACTACATTTAAATGGTAAAAATAAGGTAGTTAATATAAATATACCTATTCGTATTTAAATAAGACTTGACTTTCGTGAAAAAATCAGTAAAACTAATAGCATCGGAAAATGCAACGAAAGATGTATATCAATCGCTGCACAGATATGGGGATATTCGTAATGTCCACATACCCCATTCGGCTGTGTACTATGTTCGTTCCCTTATTTATAGGGATACAGGTGTAAAATACACTCTAGACCATGTAGAAAAGGCTATGAAAGAAGAAGGATGGACAGATTAAAGGTATAACAATGGCTAAAAAAGATAAAATAGGTATTATGATAGCTGTAGGTAAGCTAAAAGACAGCAAAAAAACTAAAATGGCTTATGGTGGCATGGCAAATGGTAAAAAACACATGTATTTATCCGAGGGTAGCTTTGTAAAAGATAATCCCGGACTAGAAGCACTTAGAAAAAGTGGACCTAAAGGACTAAAAGCATATAATACTATTACAGGCAAAACAGACTAGTGGCATATAAGCGTAACTATGCAAAAGAACGCAAGTATGACTCACAACCCCACGTAAAAAGAAAACGTGCTAACAGAAATGCAGCACGAAGAAAGGCAATGAAATTAGGATTAGTACGTAAAGGTGATAAAAAAGACGTACATCATGTTGGGGGTAATGCCCTGAATAGAGCAAGTAAGTTAAAGGTGGTAAGTGCATCTAAAAATAGGTCATTCCCACGAACACGAAATGCTCGTAAGTTAAATAGAACATCGTAAGGAGAATGTAATATGCCGATGCACGGAATGAAAAAGAAAAAAGGAATGGCACGAGGTGGTGCTAAGATGAAAATGAAAGGTGGAGGAATGGGTATGACAAAAAAGAAAAAGACATACTCAAGAGGTGGTGCTACTGGGAGCAGACGTAGATAATAAATGCCGTATCTCATAAGTAACGTACCCCATTTTCATTGTTGGGTACGGAAAGAGTTTACGTCTAATCATTTAAAATATCATGGTGAGTTTATACACGCAATGGTATTCGCAGTTAATACTATACCTGACAGGTCGTTAAGTTTTCAACTTGTATTTACAGGTTGTGAAGCTGACTTTGAAGATGGACCTGAAACAAACATACATGGTGGAGCAATGTGGGCTAGGATGCCGATACAAGCACTCGTAGCCGACATTCCACTAGATGAATGGTCAGACCCTATGGAAGACCATTTAGCACAACCTTGGGATTGTGAGTCAAGAAATCACAGTGTAGTCGTAATGGACAGAGTAAGTTCTAGCCCTTGGCTTTGTAAGATTGGTGGAGATTTTTACAAAGGAAAATATTTATTTACAGTTGACTACACTGATAGCGACATAGCAGATGACCCTGCTCAACATAAACAGTCGCATGTTTTATATCTGCTAGATGCAGGGAAATGGACAGGAAATCTTGTTGCCCTACCTAATAATCGAGTCCGTGCGACAAGCCCTGCATTGTGGGCTACTGGGGAAGGTGCTCCGGATTTTACGCCATCTCAGTGGACACACTCAGCAGAAAGCCACGAAAGCTATCTAGACCCTAGTACAACATTTGATAACTTATATAATGACAACAAAGAAAAAAAGAGACCCAAAAGTAGGAACAGGTAAAAAGCCTAAAGGTTCGGATAGAAGACTTTATACGGATGAAAATCCAAAAGATACAGTTCGTATAAAGTTTGCTACACCTGCAGATGCACGAGCAACTGTGGCTAAAGTAAAAAAACTAAATAAACCTTATGCACGGAAAATACAAATACTAACTGTGGGCGAACAAAGAGCAAAGGTTATGGGTAAGACAGAAGTCGTTGCCATATTTAAAAAAGCAAAAGAAAGTTTAAAAAGAGAAAATGACAGAAAAAGCAAAAAAGACAATAAAAAAAGTAGCAAGTAAATTAAAGAAAGCTAGTAAAGCACACGCAGGTCAAGCGAAATCTTTATCTGCACTTAAATTAAATAAAGGTAGTTCTGTTAATAAAGCAGGTAACTATACTAAACCTACTATGCGTAAAAGTCTTTTTAATAGAATAAAAGCAGGTGGTAAAGGTGGTAATCCCGGACAATGGTCAGCACGTAAGGCACAGATGTTAGCAAAACAATATAAAGCCAAAGGTGGAGGATATAGATAATGAATGACTATATGCCAGAAGAAATACAAGAGATAGAAGATTTACAAAAAATAAATGTAGCAGTTGAAGAACCAAAACAACCACTTAAAACATTCTACGACTGGTTAGAAAACATAACTTCAAAGGAGAAGGGGAAGAGTTTTTTTGACTGGTTATTAAAATAAACTTTAGAAAGACCCCAACATGATAGACCCCATTACCCTTTCTGCAGCTGTAACAGGTGCAACGACAGCCTATAATGCTATTAAAAAAGCTATAATGGTAGGCAAAGAAATTGAGGACATGTCATCTGAATTAAGTAGATGGATGTCAGCCGTTAGTGATGTAGATAATGTACATAAGAATGCAAATAGCCCATCGACATTGGATAAATTATTTAATGGGTCTATAGAGCAAGTAGCGATAGAAAGTTTTTCAGCTAAGAAAAAGTTAGGTAAACAAAGAGAAGAGTTAAGAAATTTTTTAGTTGGTAATTATGGCTTACAGGCTTGGGATGATTTAATAAAAGAAGAAGGTAAGATACGTAAAGCTAGACAAGAAGCCATTTATGCTAGAGAAGAAAAAAACAGACAGATAAGAGATTATACAATTATAGGAATTGCATCTTTAGTAGGATGTAGTGCATTAGGTTGGATGATATGGTTAATCAGCGTTTCTGTTTAATCGTTTTAATTATTATAGTTTTTAGCATATTGTTTTCAATAGTTGCATTTGCTGAAACAGAAGATGATAGTACATCTGTAAAGATGACAACTTGTAGATTAGCAAGTCAAATACTAGGCAATAATCAAAGAGTATGTGTTTTTGTAGGTGCAAACAATACACAGTATAGAGAATATGTACCATACGATGCAGGTCCTTGTCCTAGACAATATCAATGTCCTTATAGACCAAATGAAAAGCCATTTGATATTAAACGTGTAATTAAAAATATAAAGGAACAATTTAAATAATGGCACTGCAGAAATCACAAAGGTCGTTAAAAGCATGGGGCAAACAAAAGTGGCGAACAAAGTCTGGGAAGCCCTCAAAGCAAACAGGCGAAAGATACTTACCTACAGCGGCAATAAAGTCACTCACATCTGCAGAGTATGCAGCAACGACAAGAGAGAAAAGAAAAGGTAAGAAAGCAGGTAAACAATTTACCAAACAACCTAAAGGTATTGCAAAAAAGACTGCAAGATTTAGGAAATTTGCTTGACAGATAAAATAATATATGGTATTATAACTTATATAATATATTTTACAACAGTGTTTGTAATATTTGTATTATTATATGCAATAGCAATGGGAACATTAAATACCATCTGTGGTTGTGCTAATGATTATGCATTAACAAATTTATGGAATTAAAATGTTATGGATGATGTTAGTAATACTACAAGGAACGGATATAAAAGAAAATGTCTACTTCAATGATTTGGATACGTGCCTTGAGTATGCACGAAAAATGCAACAACAAGACTTACATCAAAGACAAGCAGGAGACAAAATCTTTCTCAAGGTTTATTGCATACCTAAAGAAAGTGAGTAAAAAATGTGGATTCCAGTAATAACAATATTATGGGCACTCGGTGATAGTGCTACTTGGGTAAATTTTCCGATGGTTAATTTTCCTTTTTCATCATCAGATAAATGTTATACATACATAGAACATGCAAGAAATAAAATAATACAAGACCCTCAATATTTAAATGGTTATAGTACCTGTGTTTATATGGGTGAACCTACAGGTAAAGGAGAAAATACATGATTGATTGGGATAAAATTAAATTTGAAGTATGGAATAAAAGATTTGGCGAAGGAACAAACTTCGACCTAGACTATGGTAAATTACTTATCATTGGTCTATTAGTTTATCATATATTTTTTCAAGGTTAAATATGGTTCGCAAGGTATTTCAAAATCCTAGTGGTGGTTTAAATCAAAAAGGTAGAGACCATTTTAAAAAAACAGAAGGCAGTAATTTAAAGCCACCTGTAAAACGAGGTATTAACCCACGTAGGATTTCGTTTGCTGCAAGATTTTCAGGTATGAGAGGTCCTATGAAAAAGCCTGATGGCTCTCCGACAAGGAAGGCATTAGCATTAAGAGCATGGGGTTTTCGTAGTGAAGAGTCAGCTAGAAATTTTGCAAATAGACACAAGAAGAAAAAGAAATCAACAACAAGGAAAGCATAAATGTTTCAAGCACTCATAAGTCCTATAGCATCTCTAGCAGGTACATGGCTAGAAGGTAAGGTAAGTAAAGCAAAAGCAGAGACAGAAGTTAAAGTTGCTCGTGCTAAAGCTGAAGCTAAAGTTTATGAAACAGAAGCTACATCTAGTATGCTTAATGAGCAATCATTAACAAGTCAGATGGGTGAAAGTTGGAAAGATGAATTTTGGTCACTTATTTTTGGAGCAATATTAATCTGTTGTTTCTTGCCTTGGACACAACCATATGTAAAAGAAGGATTTGTATTTTTACAAGAGTCCACACCAAATTGGTTTTCTAATATGTTATATATTATTATAGGTTCTAGTTTTGGTTATAGATTTGGTAAACAAGGTTTACAAATGATAAATAAGAAAAAGTGAAGATAACACCACAACACGATTTATCGTGGTATATTAAATGGACAGCAAGTATTTTATTATTAATAGCAATGTCCTTAACATCAGTAGGTAATTCAGAACCTTGGAATTTGTTATTGCATTTAATAGGTGTTTTAGGATGGTTATATGTTGGTATACTTTGGCATGATAGAGCATTAATATTTATTAATAGTATAGCATCATTTATATTTTTATCAGGGTTATTAAGGTGGTATTTTAATGTCATGTGAATGTGGCGAAAACGAGAGTTGTAAATGTAGTAATGATTTGATACCTGATAAACATGCGTATCAATCAAACAAAAGGAGAATGGCATGGGTTTTAATTATTCTTATGGGTATTACCACTATCCTAACTTTGGCATTCCCAGACAGACTCGCAGAAGCAGAAAGTATACTTATGACACAATATATTTCAATGTGTGGATTGGTTGGAGCATACTTCGGTTTTAGTGCACTAGGTGGTAAGAAATGATTCAAACAAATGGGTGGGATAATCACGAAGATACATTTGAAGAAGCATTACGAAGAGAACTACTTGCTGCTAGAAAAACTATATTTACATTACAAGATGATTTAAAAGAATTAACTAAAGCATACTATACTGTACTAAAAGAAAATGAAAAATTAAAAAGGACACATTAATGGAAACATTTACGGATAGATTAAGAGAGGAACTTAAAATAGATGAAGGATGTAAATACGAAGTATATCTGGACCACCTTGGATTACCTACATTTGGTATCGGACATCTTATTACTGAAAAAGACCCTGAGTACCAAATGGGGATGGGCACACCTGTTGATGAAATACGAGTCAACGAAGCATTTGAACAAGACATACATATCACGTTAGGTGAGTGTAAAAAACTATTTAATGATTGGGATAGCCTTCCTGAAGAAGTTAGGTTAATTTTAGCTAATATGATGTTTAATATGGGTAGACCTAGATTATCTAAATTTAAAAAAATGATACAAGCTATACACGATGGTAATTGGTTAGAAGCAGGGTATCAAATGAAGGATTCAAGATGGTACAAACAAGTAACAAATCGAGCAGACAGACTTATATCACGAATGCAGGGAGTAGGCTTGAGTTAAAAAGACAAAAGCAAAGAGCAAAACACAAAAAAGTTTTGCATGAATTTTTTAAACCAAGAGTTATACAGTTTATAAAAACATAAGGAGAGAATAAATGGTAGCACCCATAGTAGGAGCAGGACTTGTTCTAGTTAGACTAGTTGGAGGTCAAATAGTAAAATATACATCTAAAAAAGCCGCACAAAATGCAATAGCAGGTGGTGGTAAATTAATACAGAAACCAACACAGAAAATGGTTGAAAAGGCAGTAACACCTAGTAAACTAAAAAACAACCCTACTTTTATAGAAAAATTAAAAGCACAATTTGGTATTGCACCTAAACAAACTAAAACAATGCCAAGACCCGGAACAATAGACCAAAAGAAAGGTATCGCTGTTGGTAAATTATCACAAACAGCTTATAAAAGGCAAAAACAAATAAAAGCATTAGTGTCTGCAGGTTTAATATCCTCACCTGCTATGTTACAAAGTTCTGGTGTTAGTAGGTCGGAATCTGATAGACTGTCTCCTTTTGAAAAAGCATTTGCTAACGCAAGAAAAAAGAAACTAAAAACATTTCCATTTAAGGGTAAAATGTATAATACTAAAACAAAAGAAGAGGTTAAAGCTAAAAAATAATGGCTAGAAAATTAACAGAACGACAACAAAAATTTATTGATGCCTTATTTGGTGATGCAAACGGCAGTATTAAAGATGCTAAAATTATAGCAGGATACTCCCCCAACACAAACAATCACGAGATAATAAAAGCAATGAAGGAAGAGATACTTGAAGCTACACAGTTGTATATGGCAAGTAATGCACCTCGTGCAGCAATGGCTATGGTAGAAGGTTTAGTAGACCCTACAGAGTTAGGTATACGAGATAAAATGTCTGCAGCTAAAGAGTTGTTAGATAGAACAGGTTTAATAAAAACCGAAAAAGTTCAGGTAGAAGCATCAGGTGGTGTTATGCTTATGCCTAAAAAACAAACACAGGATGATGAATAGAGACACCGGAAGTTGGGAATTACCTCAACCACTTGATATAAAAGAAGAAAATGAATGGCAACCTATACCAAGGATTGCACGTACAATACCTTTTGGTTACAATCTTGACCCTGATAATGAACATATACTACGACCTATACCTCGTGAGTTAGATGCCCTTGAAAAGGCAAAGAAACACCTAAAACAATATTCTTATAGAGAAGTAGCGAATTGGCTATCAAAGTTTACAGAGAGGTCTATATCTCATATAGGATTAATGAAAAGAGTAAAACGTGAGCAAAGACGTAAGAACAAAGCTAGAGCTATCCGTGTCTGGGCAAAATATGCAGAAAAAGCGATACAAGCCGCACAAAAACTTGAAGAAGAAAGAACAAGTAGTAAAGCCTAAAAAGCAAGAGCCTATATACAACGAGATAGAAAAACTACCTGAAGTAGAACAAAATATTGTTTTTAAACCTAATGAAGGACCTCAAACAGAGTTTCTTGCAGCTAGTGAAAGAGAAGTTTTATATGGGGGTAGTGCAGGTGGTGGCAAGTCATTTGCCATGTTAGCAGACCCTTTAAGATATATGGGTCATCCACAGTTTAGTGGATTGCTATTAAGACATACAACAGAAGAGTTACGAGAACTTATATTTAAATCTCAAGAACTGTATCCTAAAATATGGAAGGGTATAAAATGGTATGAAAGAAAGATGCAATGGGTAGCACCATCAGGTGCAAGATTGTGGATGTCATATCTTGATAGAGATGAAGATGTAATGCGTTATCAAGGTTTAGCATTTAGTTGGATAGGATTTGATGAATTAACACAATGGTCAAGTCCTTTTGCTTGGAATTATATGCGTTCACGTTTACGTTCTACAGCATCTGACTTACCAATATTTATGAGGGCTACAACAAACCCCGGAGGGGTTGGGCATATGTGGGTTAAGAAAATGTTTATTGACCCTGCTCCTTACGGAAAAACATTTAATGCAACAGACATTGAAACAGGAGAAGACCTTAAATATCCATCAGGACATCCTAAAGCAGGAAAATCTTTATTCAAGAGGAGATTTATTCCTGCAAGATTATCTGATAATCCATACCTCGCAGAAAGTGGTGACTATGAAGCAATGCTACTTTCCCTTCCTGAACAACAAAGAAAACAACTCTTGGAAGGTGACTGGGATATTAAAGAAGGTGCTGCGTTTACCGAGTTTAATAGGAATATACATGTTGTTGAACCCTATACTATTCCTAATAATTGGGTTAAGTTCCGTGCTTGTGACTATGGTTACGGCAGTTATTCAGGGGTTATTTGGTTTGCTGTTTCACCTGCTGAACAACTTGTGGTATATCGTGAGTTATATGTATCAAAAGTTCTTGCGACAGATTTAGCAGATATGGTTTTAGATTTAGAATCAGGCGATGGTAATATTAAATATGGTGTATTAGACTCTAGCTTATGGCATAAAAGAGGAGATACAGGACCTTCACTTGCAGAACAAATGATTATACGTGGATGTAGATGGAGACCTTCAGATAGAAGTAAAGGCTCTCGTGTTTCAGGTAAAAATGAAATACATAGAAGATTACAGGTAGATGAATTTACAGAAGAACCAAGATTAGTGTTTTTTAATACATGTACAAATATAGTATCACAACTACCTGCAATACCCCTAGATAAAAAAAATCCAGAAGATGTGGACACAAATGCAGAAGACCACTTGTATGATGCATTAAGATATGGTATAATGTCAAGACCAAGGTTTAGTATATTTGACTATGACCCAAAAGGTAAGCCATCAAGTTACATGCCTGTAGCAGATGCAACATTTGGATATTAAAGGATAAAATATGGCAGAAGATATTAATATAGAAGACGATGCAATAGCATTAGAAGACATCGAAGGAGAGTCAGAAGATGTTAATGTATCAGGTCTAGTAGATTATGTTTATGAAAAATATAAAAGAGCAGAAAACTATAGAGAGAATGATGAAGATAGATGGTTAAGAGCATATAGAAATTATAGAGGATTATATGGTCCTGATGTTCAGTTTACAGAAGCAGAAAAATCTAGAGTATTTGTTAAAACAACTAAAACAAAAACACTAGCTGCCTATTCACAAATAGTAGATGTATTGTTTGCAGGTAATAAATTTCCTATAAGTGTTGAGCCAACACAATTACCTGAAGGTGTATCAGAAAGTGTACATGCTGATTTGCAACCTACACCACCTACACAACCAAGCATGGAAAGCCCATATGGTTTTGTAGGAGATGGTAAAGATTTACCTGCAGGATTTAGAGGTAATGTAGAATTAGGACCTTTGCAAGAAAAACTAGGTGAAGTAGAAAACTTAAAAGAAGGTGCAGGTACAACACCTAGCACAGTTACTTTTAGCCCTGCCATGATTGCTGCTAAAAATATGGAAAAGAAAATACTTGACCAATTAGAAGAGTCAGGGGCTACAAAACATTTAAGAAATATAGCATTTGAAATGGCACTTTTTGGTACAGGTGTAATGAAAGGTCCTTTTGCTATAGATAAAGAATATCCTAGTTGGGATGATGATGGTGAATATGAACCAACTTTTAAAACAGTTCCACAAGTAAGCCATGTTTCTGTATGGAATTTTTATCCTGACCCTGATTCTAATAATATGGATGAAGCACAGTATGTTGTAGAGAGACATAAACTATCTCGTAATCAATTACGTAGTTTAAAGAAAAGACCTTATTTTAGAAATAGTGTAATTGATTCTTGTATAGATATGGGCGAAACATATACTAAAAAAGATTGGGAAGATGACCTTACTGACTATGCAACAGGTGAAACTTATGTTGATAGATTTGAAGTAATAGAGTATTGGGGTTCTGTAGATACAACTACTTTAGCAGAAAATGAAGTTGAGATACCTAAAGAGTTACAAGCTTTTGATGAATTACAAGCAAATATTTGGATATGCAATAAAAAACTAATTAGAGTTGTACTAAACCCATTTAAACCTGCTAAGATACCATATATGGCTGCACCTTATGAATTAAATCCTTATTCATTTTTTGGTGTTGGTATAGCAGAAAACATGGATGATACACAAACATTAATGAATGGTTTTATGAGAATGGCTGTAGACAATTCTGTATTATCAGGAAATTTACTTATAGAGGTAGATGAAACTAACTTAGTTCCGGGACAAGATTTATCTGTATATCCGGGAAAAATATTTAGAAGACAAGGTGGTGCTCCGGGACAAGCTATATTTGGTACAAAGTTTCCAAATGTTGCAGGAGAAAATATGCAACTATTTGATAAAGCTAGGCAACTAGCAGATGAGTCAACAGGGCTTCCATCATTTGCACATGGACAAACAGGTGTTACAGGTATAGGAAGAACAGCATCAGGTATATCTATGTTGATGAATGCTGCAAGTAGTGGTATCAAAGCTGTTATAAAAAATGTAGATGATTATTTATTAAAACCTTTAGGTGAAAATCTATTTAGTTTTAACATGCAATTTAATTATGATGAAAAAACTAAAGGTGACTTAGAAGTTAAAGCAAGAGGAACAGAAAGTCTGATGGCTAACGAAGTGCGTAGCCAAAGACTTATGCAGTTTCTTGGTATAGCAAGTAATCCTGCCCTTGCCCCATTTGCAAAGTTTCAATATATTATTCGTGAGATTGCAAAGTCTATGGACTTAGACCCTGAAAAAGTTACTAATAATATGGAAGAAGCTGCATTACAAGCTAAGATGATGCAAGATATGCAACCCCAACAACCACCCTTACCTGCAGGAACAGACCCAAATGACCCAACAGGAGCAGGTGGTGGTACTATTGGAACAGGTGTAGCCCCAACACCTAATGAACAAGGATTTACTGGAAATGAACAAGCTACAGCACAACAAGCAAATACTGCACCACCTCAAGCCCCTCGTGGAGAACAAGAAACTATTAGATAGCTTTTATAACTATCTTGATTTTTTGATTAATAGACAGCATCAAGTTATGGAACAAACAGACAATAATATTATGATGCACAGGTCACAGGGTGCTGTGGCTACGCTAAGAAGATTAAAATTTTTAAGACAAGAAGTTTTAGGAGAAGATAAATAGTGACAGAATTGGTTGGCGAAAAAACAGGTAGAAAAACAACTGCAGGAAAAGACTTATACAAAACATCTGATGGAGATTTAGTTTCTGAAAAGTCTGTTACCTTTGAACTATTTGGTATGTATGTTAATGCACCTAGTATTATAAAAGGTAAAGAATATACAGAAAAAGAAATAAAACAGATGGTTAAAGATGGTCAGCTAAAGCCAACAAGTATGCATAAAACTTTAAAGGAAGCAGTAAGTGCTGCAAAAGAAAGAAGTAACTCTTTATTAGATACAGATGAACAAACTAAAAGAACATTTAAACTAGGTGGTTTAGGAAAAACAGATTCTGCTAAAAAACAATTAGATGCACCTGAAAAAACAAAAAGTACAACTATAGGTGGTTTTCTAGATAAATATGTTCTAGGTCCTAAATTACAAGGTAAGGTTAATCCTACAGTTGGACAGGTTGCAGATGTAGCAACAGACTTTATTCCGGGAGTAAGTGAAGCAAAGGATGTTACTAGCCTAGCTAAAAATGTTGCTAGTGGTAATTTATTAGGAGCAGGTATAGATGCTGCATCTTTAGCTTTAGGTGTAATACCTATTGGTGGAGATGCACTAAGAAGAGCACTTAAAGCATCTGTACAGCCAACTAAAACAAAAAAAGCATATAAATTATTTGTAGAAAGAGAAGGTAAGTTATATCCTTTATTTGTTGATGCTAAAACAGAAGTACCTCAAGGTCAATATATTAGAGCAGTTTTTCCTGAAGAAGCGTTTACTGCACCTAATGGTAAAAAATATGTACCTAGTAAAGGTGCTGAACGAACTAAAGGCGAGAAAGCAAAAGGTACAGGAGAAAGAATAGCTATTCCTGACCAAGAAACTAGAGATAAATTAATAAAAGCAGGATATATAACAGAGAAAACAAAGGGGGTAAAAGATGCTCCTTTTGGATATGTTACAGCAGTGGCTGCTAGACCCGGATTTCATGCAAGTCAGTTGCCTGTTGCAACGCATATAGGTCCTCAGGATATTAAGGTTACTAAAAAAGAAGCTGACAAGTTAATAAAATCAGGTATAACAAAAGAATCTATTAAAAAAAGAGGTAAACAATTATATGTAAAAAGAAGAGCCGAAGACCATGTGTTTGCTGAAGTAGAAATGCCTGATGATGTAGACTATCAAAGTTATTTACAAGAAATAGGAAAAACAGATATAAATGACCATGTGCCTGTAGGTGGCAGTTACAAATATGTAGATGGACAAGCAGATAGTGATAAGTGGGTTGTAGGTGGTAGCTTAAAAGTAAACAAAGTTCTTACTAGACAAGAAGCTAAAAATATGCAAGAATTAGAAGGTGTAAAAGATTTACCTTATAGAGATGAAGTAGAAGCCATACTAGGTAGAAAACTATCAGAAGGTGGTTTATTAAAGGAGAAAGATATGCAAAGTGGAATAGATGATTATGTTATAGCAAAAACAAATCCTGCAGAAATGAATGAAGGAGGTATGGCTAAACAAATGTCATTATTCCAAGAAGGTGGACTAGAACAAGATGGTGGTACAGTTGACCCTGTATCAGGTAACGAAGTTCCTGTAGGCTCTTCGCAAGAAGAAGTAAGAGATGATATAGATGCTAAACTATCAGAAGGTGAGTTTGTATTTCCTGCAGATGTAGTTAGGTTTATTGGTTTAGAAAAATTAATGCAACTGCGACAGGAAGCTAAAGCAGGTTTAAAAAAGATGGAAGCTATGGGTCAGATGGGTAATTCAGAAAAAGCTACACTACCTGATGATATACCTTTTAGCCCTGAAGATATTATGGTAGAAGATGATGATGGCAATGAAGGTGAATTAGAAATGCAAGTTGGTGGACTAGCATATCAACAATCCCAAGTAGGCTCACAGTTTAATATAGCACCACGACAACAAGACCCTAGTGGTACTATGGGATATGGTTATGTACCCCCTGTTCAACAAACAGGCTATGGTCCTTCTTTTACAGGTATGCCACAAACACAACAAGATTATACTGGATTTGATACTTTTGTACCAGAACTAGATGATTATAAAAGTAAAACTTATATAAATAAAGAAACAGGTGAAATAAGAGTTATACCACATTTGAATGGTAAACCTATATATCCTATACCTGCAGGATTTGTATTACAAACCGAAGAAGACGAAGTTAAACCAGAAGAACCTGTTACACAAACACCTACAACACAGGTAACACAAGATGATGATGATGATGCTAGAAATGAAAATGCAAATAGATTACAAAGCACTAAATCATTATTAGGTGTTACATCAACATTAGATTTAGGTGAAGGTCTTAAAACATTAGGTTCAAATAAATTTGCACAAGCAGGTTTAGCTTTATTAACAGGTGGTATTCCAGCTGCTATATTAGCATTAACAGGCATACCTCAAAAGGTAGCTAATACAATATTAGGCAAAGTTAATAGTGGTCAAGAATTAACAGAGGATGAACAAGCCCAAGCTGATGCCTTGGCTAATGAAATAGCTTTATCTAAAAGAGAAAAGTATTTTGAATCAAGACCTGCTGCAACAAGTCTATCAAGAAAGTTAGGTGGTATGACAGTGACAGGTAGAGTTGGTTTAGAAGTTGGTGATATAGACCCTGTAACAGGTGGTATATTTAACAAAGCAGGACAAGCTGTTGACCCAAGAACAAATGAAAACTTAACATCATATCGCTCATTTAAAGATGCTAAAGTATCCATGAAAGCAGGTGCAAAAGCAGGATGGTTTGGTGGTGAAATATCTAATAGAACCTATATGGGTTTAGGTGAAGAAGGTAAAAAACGATATTCCAATTATGTAAAAAATATGGCAGAAGAAGGTGTTGATATTGCTTCACAAGGTAGAGGAGGTTCAGGAACAGGTAGTGATAAATTTAGAATCCTTACAGAAAAAACAGAAGATGGCAAATCTCGAATAGTTACAAAACCAGCAGATACAGGCGAATCTCGAATAGTAGAAGATGTGGGTAATAAATTTAATGCAAGTTTTAATCCAGCAGGTCAAGCTGCAATAGACCAAGCAAACCAAGAAGCACAAGATAATGATGATGGTGGTAGTGGTAGTGTTGGTAGTGGAACATCTGCATCTAATGCAGGATTTACTAGTAGTGATGACGATGATTATGAAGAAAGTGGTAGAGCAAAAGGTGGTATAGCATCTAAACCAAAGAAGAAGAAAATGAAGCGTGGTGGACTAGCTTCTAAATAACAGACCACATTGTTGGCTACTTATACCCCCTAGTGGCTACTATAACCCCAACAAGGAGAAAAGAAAATGGCAGAAGCTATTGTACAGGAAGCAACACCTAAAAAAGTTGCATTTATGAGTAAACCTTCTAATGTAGAAGAAAGAATAAAAAAAGATGAAGAAGAACTAAAGAAGTTATTAGATAAACAAAAAGATGATTCTAAAGAAAGTGTAGAATCTAAAAGTGAAACTAATGATATTGTAGAGCCTGAAAGTGCTGAAGAACGTAGTTTTAAAAAGCGTTATGGTGATTTAAGAAAACATCAACAAAAACAACAAAAAGATTTTGAAGATAAGATTATAAATCTTGAGAGACAATTAGGTGAAGCTACTAAAAAAGAAATTAAATTACCTAAGACAGAACAAGAATTAGAAACTTGGGCAAAAGAATATCCTGATGTTGCTGCGATTGTAGAATCAATAGCAATTAAAAAAGCAAGAGAGCAGTCAAAAGGTATCGAAGATAAAATAAAACAATACGAGGATTTACGTGTTGAAGCATCTAAAGAAAAAGCTGAAGCAGAATTATTGTCTATACATCCTGATTTTGAACAGATTAGAGAAACAGATGATTTTCATGAGTGGGCTGAAAAACAACCTAAATGGGTACAGAACGCACTATATGAAAATGACAATGATGCTAAATCCGCTGCAAGAGCAATAGACTTATATAAAGCTGATAATAACATTACTAAATCTAAACCGAGTAGTAATGCAGCTAAAGCTGTAAATACTAAAGGTCAGAGGTCTGAACCTCAAGGAGACGAAAGTAAAAGTTTTATAAGAGAGTCTGACGTTCAAAAAATGTCTGCAACAGAGTATGAGAAAAAAGCAGACACTATAATGGAAGCAATTAGAAGTGGTAAATTTATATATGATTTATCAGGTTCAGCAAGATAATAGTTGACAAACAATATTTTGTGTGTATAACTATATGTAGTAGTTACTATTATCCCCATTTATGGCAACATAATGGTAACTCATAGCAAGTATAAAGAATATTAGACCTACTCTGTCAAGTAAAAGCCCAAATTTACAAAGTACAAGTACATTTGCACCTTTGAACAATAGACCCCTAAATAAACTAAATATTTTGCATTTGTAAGTAGTATAATATTAAGGAGAAATACTATGGCGTTTAAACAAGCTGCTGGGTATGGTAATCTTCCTAATGGTAACTTCTCACCTATAATATATTCTAAGCAGGTTCAACTAGCATTTAGAAAAAGTTCTGTCGTAGAAAGCATTACTAATTCTGATTACTTTGGTGAAATTGCTGCAATGGGTGATACTGTTAAGATTATCAAAGAACCAGAAATTACAGTCAAGGAATACGCTCGTGGTACAATGATTCAACCACAAGACCTTGATGACGAAGACTTCAGCTTAACTGTCGATCAAGCAAATTATTTTGCATTTAAAATCGATGATATAGAGGAAGCACATAGTCACGTAAACTTCTCTCAACTCGCAAGTGACAGAGCAGGGTACAGACTTAAAGATAACTTTGACCAAGAGGTTTTAGGTTATCTATCAGGTTTCAAGCAATCATCAATTAATTCTGTTGCAGGAACTGCAAATGATGTCGTAAGTGGCACAAAAGCAGTATCAACAGCAGGTTCTGATGAACTATTGACCTCTATGAAACTAAGAAAAGATAGTTTCAGTAACATCACAACTTCTAGTGCAGGAGACCATTCAATACCTCTAGCACCTAGACTAGGTGGTGCAACTGCACAAGCAACTGCTACAGCAACACCTCTACAGGTTATTGCTAGAATGGGTAGATTGCTTGATACACAATTCGTAGATACAGACGGAAGATGGTTAGTTTTACATCCAACATTCGTTGAAGTACTCAAAGATGAAGACTCAAGACTTCTCAATGCAGACTTCGGTGAATCAGGTGGATTAAGGTCTGGCTTATCAATCGGCAAAATCCACGGATTTGATGTATATATGTCAAACAACTTACCTGCTGTTGGAACAGGTCCGGGAACTTCAGGTTCTGCGAACCAAAATTCTAACTATGGCGTTATTGTTGCAGGACATAGTTCATCTGTAGCTACTGCAGAACAAATCAATAAAACAGAGTCTTATAGAGACCCTGATTCTTTTGCTGACATTGTTCGTGGTATGCATTTGTATGGCAGAAAGATACTTCGACCTGAAGCTATCGCAACTGCTAAATATAACGTAGCGTAAGGGAGATATAAATGGCAACTTTTGATTTAACCTCTAAAGATACCACAGGTGTAT